TCGAATCCGTGATAGCATTGTCTACATATGACTGTAACTGACTATAATGCTTAAGTAGCTTGATCGTGTTGTGTCGAAGTTTACGACCTAGCTGTGCATTTTCTTGCTTGGCTAATTCATAGTAGGTTTTAGTAGCCACCTCAGTGGCCAACCTAGTGATTTTTTCTATTTCGTATTCATTCAAATACATCTCCCCCTTATAATTTTGTAGTTTAGTCCGAATTGTGTTTATACCAACTTCATAAAAAGTATCTAACAATAATTAAATCATGTTCATTGCTTTCCATTCGCTTAACACAAATGTAGCAATGCCATGTTTCTTGGCGTATTCATATTCGCCTTTACAACCTCGGCTAGTCTCCCAGCCATCACACAAGACCAGTACATCACAATGATTGAGTAGGCCTAAACATATCCCTAAACCAAATTGATATTGGTCTCCAGTTAAGTACATAAACCCATAATTATGGATAGGTGATACATAGTCATGTGTAATATCAACCATCACCAGTTCTTGCATGATTTCGTCTATTTTTTCTTTATTGCTCTTCTTACCACCATATGGATGAGCCACATATACTAGCTTTTTCTTCATAATACCTCGCTTTAATTAACACTCTTTACAGAAATATACTCATACACTCCGATATGTGCAGGATTACGTAATTCTCTGTATCAGTAATAATTTCATCTGCCATCGTGCCTATGAACTTTCTATTGTCATTTTCTAACACGCCTGCCAATTGTAGACCATCAAGAATAAATTTCTTAGCGAACGCTACATTATCAGGATCATGCCTGGTTGATGAGTGCCATTCAAATAACAGGTCCACTTTTCCCTTTACCGATTCTATCTGTTGTGATAGACATTGTTCTTTCACTTGCTCTGTACATTTCTTTTTCATAGCAGCAGCAGCTATAGTCGAACCACGTTCACAATCAATGTACTCATTCAACGTGGGGAACCTGTCATAAGTTTTCTTTCTAAACCGAAACTGACAACGTAAGATAATCTTCATCGGTGTGATTCTCCCCAAAATATAGCTTCCTCATAATCTTTTCCACGTAATCTATCAATCACTCGTTCGCTATAATGGTCTTTTGTTTGGTCGTTATTATAATTAGTTGTCAGTATAACTGGCTTCATATCATGGTATCGGCCAATAATAATGCTTTCAACTTTTGTGTGCACCCAATCGGATTTGGAATACTCCGCTCCAAAATCATCTAACAACAATAGCGGAATATTCCTGAGCTTTTGTTCATAATTTAGAAACGCAACTCTATCACCCTTAGATAAGGTGAGCATGATATCCAATAGACTAGGCATAGAAATCATCATACAGCCCCGTTTTAGCGCTAGAACCTCTTTCAGGATACTAACTGCTATTGAAGTTTTTCCAGTGCCAGCAGGGCCCCTTAAAATCAATCCTTTGCCACTTTTAAGATTTGCCTCTAGGTTATCCACATACTGTTTTACTACAGCATATGCTTCTGAATTTTCTTTGGGGAAGCTGCCATGTTTACGTAGCCATCCAAAATCCATATCATAATATCGCCGAGGGATACCAACTGCAGCATAGGCTCCATTAACATTCTCCTTAATCACTACAGGCTTATCATACACAGGATAAAAGAACTCATCCTTTACCATGGACTCGCTCGTATTCTGCTTGCCAGTCGACTTCTTCCTTTTTTCGAGAAACGTTTCTAGCATTTCCGTTATGTTTACTTGTTCCAAAATCTTTTTGCACCTCCTTCTTCAGATTCCCTGCCGTGACAGTTTCAACATACTTGATGCTATTACCCCCGTTATCCGCTGTGGTATTGATAGCAACAATAACTCGTTCCTTCCCATAAGACTCAACCAGATCATCTAATCGGTCTTTAATGACAGGTGATACATCTCCGACTGCTTTCATGTACAAATCGTAAATGGGTTTATTTTTTACTTCATCATCGTCAAACATAGATAGAGGATTTTCATCTTCACGTGCGCGCGTATCTCTCTCTATATTATTTTCTTTTATTTTCTTTTCTTTTATTAGTTCGTTTTGCTCAACATGTGTTCGTTCTTGTTGAACACGTGTTCGTTTTTGTTCGTTTTTACGTCTGGCCTCTCCGCTCTTAATGCCTGCGAGCCTACGTTTTTCGCGGAGTTCTTCGTTTTTAACTTTTCGAAATTCAAGGCGCCGTGTTAAACTCGGAGACCAAAAATATTCATCATCACAAGCCAATAATTCATAGTCTGAAATCAATGAATTTACGAACAAAAATGAACACATTGAACATAACTCATTTTGTTCAAGCACATGTTCATTTTGTTTGAACACATGTTCAACACATGTTGAATTTTCTTCATTTTTTACTCCTAACTCATTATCAAGAGCAAGAAATGTATATCTTTTTAATGGCAGTTTGTAATCTTCATATGATGCTAGCTTTTCAAGAATAATCCACCACCATGCATACGCGATCATTCCATATTCAGATATCATCGCCACTATCTTGGGATCACTGCTCGCTGTAACATCATGGCTAAAATAATAGGGTTGGTCTTTTGCCATAAATCATCATTCCTCGTCTGCAAATAAAGCTCCTTGTGCACGTTTGCCAGCAATAAACCTTACACATTCATCAATCAAGTCTTGCACTGAAATAGCGAATGTACGGTCTGCATACTCTACCGTCAACCAATCAGTCTTGAATTTCAGTTCATTAGTTGAGGTTGCATCTTGTATAATGCCTTCAACGCCGACTTTCTCCACCGCGTCCTCGATAACGCCATATTTAAACTTGAATTGCCTTACGACAAACGGGATATTAAACTCTTCCAGGAATTCAAAGTTCTTTTTCATAATAGCCTGTAGTCGACTGAATGCTTGCATGAGTTCAGGTCGTGGATCATCTTTAGATTTAATGGTAAAGACATCTGTCAAACCTGTAGCAGATGGTTTCTGATAGGCGATATTGATATCGTTATCTGTAATTTGAATAGATTTAACAATCATAATGGACTCCTTTCTTGTTCTACGACTACATATTTACCGGTGGCAGCTTCAACAGCTTGCTTAAACATAGCTGCATCAGAGTTTTCATCAGATAAATGAAGTAGTCGAATGTCTTGGCACTTAGTAAGGTCCATAGACTTTAGAAATTTAATAACATTCTCTAACGAAAAATGGGATTGAATTAATCGTTCCATGCGTTTCTCATGTAGGCATCCATCGTCAACACGTTGGTTTAGGATTTCATAAGAATGATTACACTCGACCATAATGTGATTCACATCTTTAAATGTATACCGGCAGTAATAGGTGTCGGTAATATATAAGAGTTTCTCTTCCCCATCAGAAACTAGAAACCCTACATTCTTAACATCATGCTCTAATTCAAATGGTAGGATAGTAAAATTGCCAACAGAAAATTGAATCTTCGGCATTATATAGACTACTTTATGATGGCCAGCAACATAGATAGCCTCAGCTGTATCTTTTAGCATGTACACGCGATGTCCGAGTTTTAATAAATCAGGAACAGCCTTGCAATGGTCTCCATGTTGATGAGTTACTAATACGCCGCATAGATGCACAAAATTAAATCGACAATAACGCTGTATGTCTTTAAATGCTAATCCTGCATCTAGTAATAATTCATCCCCATTAGTTGAGGTTTTAATTCGGTAGCAGTTCCCTTTTGAGCTACTACCGAATGCTTGAATACTAATCACAATTAATCACCAAACATATTGACGACTTCGCCTGTTTCAGGATCTACAAATTCATTCGTAGGAGTAGGCTCAATATCAATTACTTCGCTATTAGCATTCTTTTCTATTGTTTCTGCAACTACATCCGCAGTATCAACAACTCTACCCTCAACATCGATAATTTCATCCGCAGTCTGTAAACCCATTGAAATTTCAGGCGCCGTAGTTCGAATCAACCATGCTGCAGCCCTGTAGCGTAACATTTGATCCGGCATAGTTTTCCATTTAGAGCCCTTTTTGTCGTACCAGCCTTCTTGTTTGGCTAATGCGATTGTTACTTCAGGGCCTGCGATAATTTCGTCGCTTCCTTTTTCTCGAGTATAAGCGACAATGCCTTGACTATCGGTTCCTCTTTCTCCAGTTGGTCTATATTTAATAGCTTCAAACCGCCCACATTGATTAAACGTTGCAATTAAAAATTTAGAGGACCAACCAGGATTGCCATATACGATATATAAGTTTTGCATCACCATTAATGGGCTAGCGTTCATTCGAGTTGCCATTTCTAAGGCGATAATAGCGTTCCCCATATTCTGTTCACCTTGGAATTGTTGCGGAACTAGCGTGGAATGTGTAAACATCTTCGCTTGCCGTTGTAGCAATTCAAACCCCTCTGCAGATTGAAAACCAGGTAGATTAGTATTGCTTCTTGTTACTACTTCATTTGCCATTGTGTGCCTCCTATGCTACGTCTTCACATACAGCGTGGATGTTTAATTTAGTTAAGATACTATGAATTTCTAAGCGGCCTTTTTGTGTCCACTTAGTCGTGATTTTTGAATCTAAGCGACCATCACTTCTGCAGAATGTAAAGGTTTCTGATTTGGTGAAACCTTTAGCCATATGTTGCTTGTACAGAATCCATTGATCACCGACCTTACGTTGTAGACCAGCTTCATGCAAAATTTTATTTAACTCTTGAGCACTAAGACCATAGTCAGCTGCAATTTGAGTAATCGCTAAACAGGATTTACTTGAAAGAATTTTATCCACGTAATCCTTAACCGGTTTAAATTCCGCAATCTGCTGTTCTTGTTGTGCTACAATTGCTTTCGTTACATTATGTGATTCTACCTCATCGGCATATGCTCTAAGGGCTTCAGGCAATGTCTGCGGAATCACCATAGAATAAGAACCGGTTTTTCTAATAGCAGGGATTACATCATGCGTAATCCAACGTTTGAATTCTTTGGCTTCAGGTTTTCGACTTGAAAGCACCAGGTTATATAGTCCGTATTCGTTAATAGCAGCAATGTCTTGTTTTCCTCCAGGGGTGTCCAGTTTAACCGACCCCCTTTCATCAGAATCTAGTCGGCTGATTGCATCTCGATGCTTTGTGATTTCTAAACAATCACATACATCCTTAGCGACAAACATTAATTCGCCATCTACCGGCACGATCCGGACTTGTCCAAATCTATCATTATTAAAAATTTGTAAGTTAGTCATACTCACACCTCCTTAACCACTAATTGTGGTTCCGATTCATCAACAATGAGCTTAATAGTTTGACTATTTACAGGAACAAACTCAGTCACCGCTTCAGCGTTATCAATAAACACCGGAGCGTTTACTTTAAAATAGCTAGTTAGTGCGTTGATAATATCAAGGCCTACATTAATACGTGCAGCATTATTCATGCTGCGATACGGAACCCCTTTATAGGTGGTTTCGCAACATTCCTCAACGTTGCCGTTCAACATAACATTAAACATCTTGAATCGTGCTAATTTGAATCTCGAGTTAATAACATCTTCTAGCATATTGACCTTAGCCTGGATAAACTCATCCATCAGATATGCTGCCTCATCCAACTTTGATTTTTCCGTTGCTAATTCAGCCTGCTGTGTTTCTAGTTCTGCTACACGAGTATCAATCCGTTTAGCCTCTTCGTATTTATTCAATTCAGTTTCAAGATTAAAGCGGTGTTCTTTCGTTGTAGCAATACGGTTATCTATGTCTGCAATTTCTTCAGAGTGATCTGTATTAGATTCATCGAGTTTCATCTGCAACATAAACTCTTCTGCTTTTAAATCAGCATATATAGAATCATCCTCAAGCACCGGCGCTGTTAGCTGTCCAATCTCATCAGTTATTGTTTGTTTGACGAGTTCTTTCGCCTTAATAAGTGCCTCTAGCGTTTCAACAGATTCTAAGCTAGCATTTCGTTTTTCAATATTTTCAATGTCTTGTTGCTTCAGTTCAATAGACTGATTAATTTCTTCTAATCGCTTAGATTTTCTAAGGTTAAAATTCGTTTCAGCTTTTTCACGTGCAGCTTGAATTTGTTCTGCAGGAAGTTTTTGTCCGCAAGTTGGACAATTTTCATCTATATCCATTACAAATACATCCTCGTTGACCTGCTGACGTTGATGCATTAACTCGTTAATAGTGCTTTCGATAAGCTGAATATCCCTATTGGATGTATCAAGACGATGCTTAGTATTCTCAACCTTAGAAGATAGATTGTTAAGTTCAGATACGACCATATCGTATTCATTCGACTTTAATGCAGATTGTTTTTTATATTCCATCTGCAGTTCACTTTCACGAGCCATCAATCGACGTTGTACATCTCTAAGCTCCGCTCTAGTATCAACAACTGCATGTCCATTCACTAATAATGCTTTGTCTGCCTCTAGAGTTTCTAGCGTTGTAGTTGCTAAGCTAATCTCCTGAATAAGAACGTCTCGAGGAGTATCAATGGTAGGCTTTCCGCGCAAGGCCTCATCAATTCGAACTGGAATCATATCCAGTTCTTTATTGATGGCGGCTTTCTTAGACGCCACTACCTTTCGATGATCGTCTACGCTATGGCCTGATAAGATATCAGTCAATGCTTTTAGCTCACTATATTCTGCAATAACATCCTCATCGGATATATCTCCGCACATCTCAAGTAATAACTTTCTGCGGTTCTGCCAGGAATATGTTTCATTGAAATATAACGGGTTAGTAATTAGTTTGAAAATATTTTCATCAACTAATGAATTTACAATTTCCTTATACTCCTTTTCTTTTTTAGGAACGCCATCGACAAAGTAGTCTGTCGTATGCCCTGTCATAGTTACTTCACCACCACGAGGGGATGAGTACTTTTCCCGGTACACACGCTTTAATTCAACAGTGCCCCCTTCATCCAATGTAAAAGTACCTGTTACTTCGTGATTGACTTTATGGATAGGCTCGCCCTTATCCAATGTTTTGATTTCAAAGTCGGCTCTATCTAGGCTATCCTTGCCGAATAGTAACCAACATACAGAGTCAAATACAGTCGTCTTACCGGTAGCATTATCTCCGCGGATAACAACATCACCGTTGAGATTTATAGTAAAGGCTTTCAGGCCTTTAAAATTTAGTAATTCTAATTTTGTGAGTTTCATAGTGATCTCCTATACAACATTAGCGTCCACATCAATGGTATGAGGTTCAATCTTCAAACGATTGGCCCATTTCATCACTGTAGAGTGAATTTTATTGTCTTTTTTTAGTTGTGCATTCGCGAATAACTTCGCTTGCACTAGATGATTAAATTTAGGTTGACCCTTTTTAACCTTATTACCAGTGGCTAGTTCTAAGCATGCAATAGGATTCATGTCATCATCCGTGACAACCACAATTGCTGCTTGCCCTTGAATGACACGGTCACGATATGAACCTACACAGTTCTTCAATCGCTTTCCATATGTCATTAAATCAGCTGCAGTCTTTGGGACCATAAAGTGCATCCCATTCATATCAGCTTGTAATTGAGGTTGAGCGGGCAATATTACATCTCCATATTCCTGCTTGTTGAATATGTTGATTACTTCGTCATGGAAGTTCTTCAACTTGAATCGTTTCTTCCATAATGCCTCTTGGTATTTTGGCTCAAGTTTGGCGTGCATATCCACACAATCTTCTATAACACGAATGTCCTCACCTAATAGCCAACGTAATATAGTAGGTTCACCGCACCGGTTAATTAGTTGTTGCCACATAAACGTTGCATGTGGGCTTTTTAGCCTCATCGCCTTACGTACATCATTAGCATTATGAGCTTTGCCAAAATATGGATCTGTGCCATCAGCTCTAGTACGCTTTAATGTAAGAATAGTGCGCCTGCAATTTTCATCACTAAATAGATTTAATACATCTGACATGTACACGCTTAACGGATCATCAACCATACGCTTCCGCAAGGCTCTACTGTTAGGGGACTTATATGACTGTCTAAGCGCTGCTTGAAAGTTCACACCTTTTCTTGTAGCTACTAGTACATCATCTTCAAAAGGGATATTTGTATATCGATACAAGCAGTAAGCATTGGTCCAATACACGTATTGTTTCATTAAGCTAACAATGCTAGGCATATCAGGTGCCGATAGCTTAAGAATCATATTGAGTAGCATCGTAAAATGGTAGCCGTTTTCTTCCGTAGCACCTGGTGCTACATATACATCCTTTGTTCCATATCCGTAAGTTTCCTTCAATCGTTTTTCAAACATCAGCCGTAACGCCTTGAATGTTTTATTTAAATACTTCCGGTTAAAATCTGTCATGGCGTATGAATCACCAAAGAATTTCAGTACCGGCATAATCTCGTTCTCACGAATATAGTCAACAGTCAATTCATGATGGATTCTAAATCTATCAATAAATGTTGCCTTACGTTTCTTGAAGTCAAATCGCAATGTTTCTGTACACATTCCTAAGTCATTTTTTTTGCCATCAAAGAAAAGCTGGATAGCTTGATATCGAATCTTCAAATCCAGGAAATGTTTGTAATTGATAACTTCAACATAGGTCGATACAGGGTATACGCTCTCATCATTTATAGAAAAGTAAATTTTATGATCATAAGGATTAGAAGAAGCTCGACAATTTGGACAGGTATAGTATTTTGAACCGGTAACATATCCATTCTGATATGAATATCTACGTTGCCAGCTGCCTCCAAACGTAAATCCACAATCGATATGGTGTATAGTTGTATATTCCGCACCGTAAGGAGCCTCTAGGATTACGCTATCGAACATTTTGTGAATATAGGTACTGGATACAATCTCCACAGTGAATCCCCCCTTTAATCACCAAACATAGCGAATAGGTCTTCTGCTTCCTTATCTTCAACAGGTGCAGGCTCTACTTCTATCACTGGCTTTGGTTCTTCTTTAGGCTTAGACTTTTTAGTCGTAGTCTTTACTTTCTTGCTTTTAGTTTCAGCTTCCTCCGCTTTAGGCTCTTCCTTTTGCTTCTTAGCAGGTTCTACGATTTCACAAGCCTTTACAATAGCATTGGATGCTTTCATTACACCCTCGGTGTACGCGATACCAGCTTCGTATTCCTCGGCATTAACAGGGTCAAGTTCAATTGCTTTATGTAATGTATCCAATGCCTTTTTACAGATATCAGCTTGTGCTTTAAATTGTTGCTTAGACATATTATTCCTCCCCTGCCATGATAGATTTCAAATCAGTGATAAGATCATCTGTTAATGAGTCGCTGGATGGACGAGTAACACCATGCTTGCCAAAAATTGCAAGTGCTTTTTTTGCTTTTACGCCGTCCTCACCCATCCATTCACGGAATTCTTTATAGAATGCTTTTTTATCTACTGGTTCATCAGTTACATCTAATGCTGCATCCTGTTCCGGCGTTTCAATAGTAGCTGGTTCCTCAGTTGGTGTTTCAGCAGGAGCAGGTTCTACAACCGATTCTGTTACCGGCTCAACCTTTTCTTCTTTTTTAGTTTTTGTTGGCTTACCTTCAAAATCTGTTACAGGAACATCATCTGCAGGCGCTGGCACTTCATTTTCTAAGATTTTCACCTTACAACCTTCAGCTTCAAGTTGATGTATACCTTCTGCAATCTTCTTACTCCCCTTTTGAATTGCTTTCTTGAATGTATCCTCGAGTTTACTTTCTGCTAGTTCAAGACTAGTGCCTGACGTTACTTTAATAATTGGCTTTTCCGACATACATTGTCCTTGGCATTGATGATTTAATCGTTCGTTCCAATCTGCTACTTGCACTGCTAGATCGTCCAATGTATTAAATTTAATCGTTAAGATATTTTGATTTTCCATGAT